CACCTTCCCTGCCGACGACACCGCAGCCTTTGAGTGGGCCATCCAGGACGAGGACACCTATCCCTTCAACATCGGTGCCTGCAAGCTCACATTTAACGGCCCGACGATCCAAAAGGAGGACCCACTCACATGAGAAAAGCAAAGAAAGCGGAGCCGGTTATCTATTGCGGTCCGCCTATCCAGCACATCACCCACAGCTTCACCGCATACGCGGAGCTGCCGAAAGCACTCAAGGAATTATCCGAAAAGTGCCCGGCGATCACAGCACTCACCGTGCCCGTTTCAAAGTTTGCCGAAACGCGCCAGGCCTTAAAAACGCCCGGCACAAGGGAGGCCATTCTCTACGGGCATATCAAAAAATTCATTCAAGGAGGTATTTGACAAATGTCTTATCCCCACGGCATTTATGTCAGCGAGCGCGAAACCAGCCTGGCAGCTCCTATTCAGGGCACCGCTGGTCTGCAGGTAGTGTTCGGCACCGCGCCTGTCAACCTGGCTGACGATCCCGCCGCCGCAGTAAACCAGCCCAAACTTTGTTACTCCTTCGCCGAGGCAAAGGCCGCCGTCGGTTACTGCGACGACTTCAAGAACTACACCCTGTGCCAGACCATCGACGCCAGCTTCCGCGTGTTCAACACCGCGCCCATTATCCTGGTCAATGTCCTGGACCCCTCCAAGCATAAGACCACGGTCGAAAAGACCGCTATGACCCTCACCAAGGGCCAGGTCACCATTTCCCACAACGGCGCTCCCGCCTTTGGCGTCATTAAGTCCAGCCTGGTTGTTTCCGCTGCCGCTTCCGGCGCAAATCTCAACGAGGGCACCGACTACCTGGTTTCCTTTGACGACAACGGTTACTGCGTCGTTACCAGCCTGAACGAGGCTGAAACCCTGTATATCGGTTTCGATATGCTGAAGCCTACCGATGTTAAGGCCGTCGACATCATCGGCAGCGTTGGCGCAGACGGCAAGGAAACCGGCCTGGAACTGCTGCGCACTATCTATCCCAAGTTTGGCATGACCGCCGGCCTCATTTCCGCCCCCGGGTGGAGCCACGACCCCTCCGTTTATGCCGCTCTGGAAGCCAAGTGCACCAGCATCAACGGTGCTTTCTCCTGCGAGTGCGTCGCGGATATTTCCACAAGCAGCGCCAAGGTCTACAGCGCCGTGAAGGAAGCCAAGGAGTCCCTGGGCGCCGACAGCAGCCACACAATCGCCTGCTGGCCCATGGGCAAGGTCGGTGACAAGGTTTACAGCCTCTCCGCCCTTATCTCCGCCCTGCTGGCATACACCGACGCCAGCAACGATGATGTGCCTTACCGCAGCCCCTCCAATCAGAGCCTGGGCATCACCGGCCTGTGTCTGGAGGATGGCACCGAGGTCGTTCTGGACCAGGACCAGGCCAACACCGTCAACAGCTACGGCGTCGTCACAGCCCTGAACCTCAACGGCTTCAAGGCATGGGGCAACAACACAGCCGCCTATCCTTCCACAACCGACCCCAAGGACCGCTGGATCGCCTGCCGTCGTATGTTCACATGGTGGGGCAACACCCTCATTCTGACCTACACACAGAAGGTCGACAGCCCCATGAACACCCGCCTCATTGAGAATGTCGTCGACAGCGAGAACATCCGCGGCAACAGCTTTGTCGCCCGCGGCTATGTTGCCGGCGCCAGCGTCGAGTTCAACGAGGCCGACAACCCCGCCACAGACCTGCTGGCCGGTATTATCCGCTTCAAGGTCAACATTGCACCCTACATTCCCGCAGAGTGCATCAACTTTGTTCTGGAGTTTGACACCAACGCGCTGACAAACTCCCTCGTCGGAGGTGAATAATCATGGCAAGAAATATCCCCGATAAGATCAACGACTTCAATGTCTACGAGGACGGCGACCGCCTGATTGGTATCGGCGAGGAAGTCACCCTGCCCGACATCGAAATGTTGAGCGAGACCGTTATCGTTCCCGGCGGCGAGGTTGACAGCCCCACAATCGGCCAGTTCGCATCCGGACAGGTGGAAATCCCCTTCCAGAGCCTGACAACCGATATTTTCAGCCTCATGAACCCCCTGAAGTCTGCCAACATTACTCTCCGCGCTTCCCAGCAGGAGATGAACGGCAACGGTGACATCGTCTTCACCGGCATCCGCGCCGTTTTCCGTGGCAGACCCAAGACCCTGACACCCGGCAGCGTCAAGAAGGGCGCAGGCACCGGCACCAGCATCGCCATCGAGTGGACCTATTACCTGCTGGAGATCGGCGGCGTTAAGGTCGTCGAGATCGACAAGCTCAACAGCGTATTCAAGGTCAACGGCATCGACATTCTGGCACAGACCAAGAAGCTGTGCTGATAAACAAACAGGCGGGGCAACACCCCGCCTGTTTTCGTCAATAAGGAGGAAAGAAAATGGAAAACACCGCAAAGAAGCCCGACAACACCGCGCTTTATAAAATCACCTTCTCCAAGCCCTACGTTTTCGAGGGTGAAACCTACGAGGGCATCGACCTGTCCGCCTGCGAGGACCTGACCGGCAACGACGCCGCCAAGGCCGAGAAAATCCTCTCCGCCCGCGGCGAAAACAGCATGTTCCCCGAGGCTTCCAGCGCCTACGCCTTTGTTATCGCCAGCCTCGGCACCGGAAAGCCCGTCGAGTTCTTCCAGGGCCTGCCCCTGAGAGACTCCACCAAGGTCAAGAACCGGGTGCGCGCCTGCTTTCTGTAAGCGGTACGGGATAACAGACTATAAATTCTCCCGCAAACTGATGCGCTACGCCTCCGAACTGGCGCAGGTAACGCACACCAGCATGGACTACTTCATGAGCATGCCAATCCATGAGTTTATCTGGCTCTATAACGACACGGCGGAGCGCGTGAACAAGCACAAACCGAAACACTGATAAGGGGGTGAAACCCTTTGGCAAGCAAAACCGAATATGAATTCTTACTCGAAATGGCGGCGAAGCTCGACCCCTCTTATCGAACCGCCATGGAGAACGCGAAGAAGGGCTTGAAGGATGTCGGCGAAGGGGCCAAAGATGGCGCCAAGGACATCGACGCCATGGACATCGCTGTCGGCAACCTCGTCGCCAACGGCATCACAAAGCTCGTCAGCGTAGCAGGGGACGCCGCCCGCAGCCTCTACGGATTGGCAGACGAAACCCGCGAGTTCCGACAGGACATGGGAACGCTCGAAACAGCGTTTGACTCCGCCGGTTTCTCCGCCGATACAGCCAACGAAACATGGAAAGACCTCTATGCCGTATTCGGAGAGGACGACCGTGCCGTCGAAGCTGCAAACAATATCTCCCGTATGGCCCAAAGCGAGCAGGAGCTCAACGACTGGGTCAAGATCACCACCGGAGTATGGGGCTCCTATCAGGACGCCCTCCCTGTGGAAGGACTCGCCGAGGCGGCTGGCGAGACAGCCAAAACCGGCAAAGTCACCGGCGGACTGGCCGACGCGCTCAACTGGAGCAGCGAGGCCGCGCAAATGTTCGCCGGCTATATGTCCGAGGATGTTGTCACCGCAGAGGACGCCTTCAACGAGGCCCTGGCGGAGTGCAGCAACGAGCAGGAGCGGCAGGCGCTTATCAACGAAACCCTCATGAAACTCTACGGCAACGCCGCGGACAAGTACGAGGAAACCGCTGGAAGCGTCATGGAGGCCAACGAGGCGCAGGCCGAATATCTGCAAACCCAAGCGGAAATGGGCGAGAGGATGGAACCCCTCACCACAGCCGTCAAAACCGGCCTCACAAACCTCATGAAAGCCGGCATGGACCTATTCGCAAATGTCGACTTTGCCGCCTGGGCCGATAAGGTCGAGAACGGCTTCTCGTGGCTTATCGACACCGGCATCCCGTTCTTTATCAAGAACCTGCCCGTCCTCGGCGTAGCAATCGCCGGAATAGGCGCCACCATCGCAACCTTCAAGTTCGCCTCTATCGTCGGCACCGTCAAGAAGCTCGGCGGGAGCATCAAAGCCCTGTGGGGCGTTTTTACAGCCAGCCCCGCCGGTATGATCGTCGCCGGCATAACGCTCCTCGTCACCGCGTTTCTCTACCTTTGGAAGAACTGCGAGGGCTTCCGCAACTTCTGGATCAATCTGTGGGCCAAGATAAAGGCCGTGGCTGGCGTCGTCTGGACATGGCTCAAGGACTCCTTCGGCACACAGTTTGTCGCCCTGTGGGGCCACATAAAGCAGGCGGCGTCCGCCTTTGCAAACTTCTTTACTATGGTTTTGTGGCCGGCGATCCAGTCCGTGGCGAAATTCATCGTCAATGTTTTCATGACCTATGTCCTGCCCGTCCTCACGACGATATGGGACAGCATCAAGACGAACATCTCTATCGCCTGGGACTTTATTACCGCCATCTTCAAGACCGCCGTCTCCACGATCACAGGCGTAATCGACGGCATAATCCAGGTGGCGACCGGCCTCGTCACATTCTTCACCGGCATCTTCACCGGCGACATGGGCAAGGCTGCCGACGGCTTGTCAAAAATCTTTGACGGCATCAAGGGCGCCTGGGACTCCGTATTTACCGGAGCCGCCAACGCGGTCATTGCTGTCCTCAACTGGCTCATTGACAAGATAAACACCATCAGCATCGGCCCGCTGCCCGACTGGGATATTCTCGGCGAGTATGCCGGCGCTGAAATCGGTTTCTCCATTCCCCGCATACCGGAACTCGCGGAGGGTGGTATCGCCACAGGCCCGACCCTCGCCATGATCGGCGAAGGAAACGAGGCCGAGGCCGTGCTTCCTCTTTCCAAGCTCGGCAGCCTCATGGGCGGCGTTTCCGAAACCGTCTCCATCGTCTACTCGCCCAACATCACCGTCATGCCCGGAGCCAACGGGGCGGATGTTAGGGCAGCCACAGAGCAGTCCTTCGAGCAGTTCAAGGCTTATATGGACCGCTACCTGCGCGACCGGAAGCGCATCAACTTTGCATAAGGAGGGCGGAACATGTATATCACAAAATCCGGCGATCAATGGGACATGATAGCCCTCGAAGTCTACGGCGACGAAAAACACGCCGACATTCTCATGCAGGCCAACCCGCAGGAACTCGAAACGTTCGAGTTTCCTGCGGGCGTAGTCCTCAAAACACCGGAGCTGACCGAGGAACAGACAACAGAGCTCCCGCCTTGGAGGTGACTCAATGGATACTCGCCGCGCATACCCGGTTCTTTCCTATAACGGGAAGGACATATCGAAAAGGATCGACAAATACCTCGAGTCCTTCCAATACACAGACCCTGCCAGCGGGGAAAGCGACAGTATCTCCGTCACCCTTGGGAATTGGGATAACAACTGGCTCACCGGCTGGTTCCCGGACAAAGGGGCGACTCTCTCCGCCAAGGTTTACGCCTACAACTGGCGCCGAAGCGGGGAGACGCTCCCCCTTAATTGCGGGAGTTTTTCCCTCGACGATATATCGTTCAGCGGCATTCCCGACATAATCACAATGGGCGCCATTTCCGCGCCCGCAAGCGAGGCGTTCAAGAGTACCCAGCGGACAAAAACATGGGAGGATGTCAAAATCGAGCAGATGGCCAGCGACATCGCCAACCGCTACAAGCTCTCCCTCGTCTACGACGCCCCAGTTATCAAGATAGCCGCCGTGGAGCAGAGCGGGACAGAGGACAGCGCATTCCTCGAAACCATCTGCAAAGAGTACGGCCTCAGTTTGAAGATATACAGCAACAAGCTCGTAATTTTCGACAGGGAGAAATACAAAGCGAAGCCCGCAGTCGCAACGATCCTCAAGGGCGATATGCTCAACTATACCTTCAACACAACGCTCGTCGGCACCTATACCGGCGGCGAGTTGGAATATACAACAAAGACGGGCAAGAAGGTCACATACAAGACCGGAAAAGGCCCGCGCATCCTGAAAGTCAACACCTCCGCCAACAACTCGTCGGAGGCAAAACTCAAGCTCGACGCCGCCATCAAAGAGGCGAACCACAGCGAAACGACCCTGTCGTTTTCCACAATGGGGCAGCCTACCCTCGTCGCAGGCCAGACCATAAACATCGGCGGCCTCGGCAAAGCAAACGGCAAATACTACATCGACAAACTCACGCACTCGGTCGGCGACGCCTACACGACCGCATTCGAGTGCTCTAAAGTCCAATAACAGGAAGGGGGAAAAGACATGGCAATGGGAAGCTGGGGCAGCTTTGTTTTTAAAGTTTCCGCCGACACGATAATCGCCCCGCGCGATATTTCCCGCAGCGCAGGAAGTAATTGGTCGACACATACCCTCATCAGCGGGAAGCCCAAAGCGCAGTATCAGGCCCCGACGCTCCGAACCGCCAGCTTCAATGTCACCCTGCGGGCGGACTACGGCGTCAAGCCCCGGAAGCAGCTGGAGGCAATGGCGCACGCGGCGGAAGGACACGCGGCGTATCCGCTCATCATAGGGGGCAAGCAACTCGCATCAAACCCCTTCCGGCTCACCGGCGTATCCGAAACATGGAACACCGTCTATAACGGCGGCGAACTGTTCTCCGCCGAGGTTGCCCTCACCTTTGAGGAATATGTCTAAAGGAGGCGGGCCAAATGATAAACACAAAAATCGACATCGTATTCGAAAACGGCCTCGACAAAAAAGAGGCTATCCGCCGCAACCTTACCGTCCTATACGGCACACGCAAAGGGGAGCAGGCGCTCGACCGCAACTTCGGCATTGATTGGTCTTTCCTGGACCAGCCGATGGAAGTGGCGAAAGCCATGCTCTCCGCCGAGATCATCACCAAAACAAACCGATATATTCCTTCCATTTCCGTCTCAAGCATAGAATTCACCGCCGACGCCAACGGGCTTCTCACCCCGACCGTCAGCGTGGAGGAGGTAGAAAATGAGTAACATCCCCGCTCTGCAGAATGTCCCCGAAGTATCGTTCATAGACGGCCTCTCCCTTGAGGAAGTCCGCGAACAGATGCTCGCCGACTATACAAGCGAATATGAGAAGATAACCGGCAAGGGCGCAACCCTATCCGACGCCGACCCCGTCCGCCTCGTCCTCCTCGCCGTTGCACAGCAGTTCTACCAGGCCCTCCAGTATATAGACTGGGCGGGCAAAAAGAACCTGCTCAAATACTCCTACGGCACCGCCCTGGACAACCTCGCAGCCAATAAGGGCCTCAAGCGGAACCCCGCGAGCTTTGCAAGCACGATCCTGCAATTCACCATGCAGAACCCGCGAACATCCGCCACAGGCATCCCGGCTGGCACCCGCGTCAGCAACCTGGCCGGCATTTATTTTATGACCTCCACTTATGCGGAGATACCCGCAGGCGAGACAACCGTTCTCGTCCCC